CTGGGCTCGTTACCCGCTACCGCTGCTTTCCAGGCGCAGTAGCTGATGCCATAAGAGGCATCGCGTGGCCACCAATCCCAGAACGGGATTGAATGGAGCACGACTTTAAGCCGTTTCGCGACTCCGACTGGCATGCGGGCAAAGCCCACATGGTCAGTGTCCTTCCCCCGGAGGGGACAGGACTCCCTATCGATGAATTCACCGGGTTGGTGACCATCAGGAATAGATATATCGCGATCAGGCCCACGGAGATACCCACCCAGAACAGCCACACCATAAGAAGGACTAAAATCCCCATCTGGCGTGTAGACCGGGTGCCAACGCTTAGGAGCAACTTGAAGCTTCCGATAGAGAAAGCTATAGTTGTCTGCCACGCGTGGCCGCGTTGCGGTGAAGGGTACCTTGATTCCTGCATCATCACTCTCACTAGGTGGTACTAAGAACGCTTTTCGCGCTCGAAGGCCACTATGTATGAGGGCAACGGTACAGGGTAGGGGCACACCATGGACCGCAGACCACCTATTAAGGCGGTTTATGGCGGAGTATCTGTCACTATCGTCTCGCAGCCTTCTGAGGTACACACCCCTAACGAGGTAGCCACTCCAGAAGTCGGCGCCGCAAGACTCGCGGAAAGAGCCAACGCGGAACGTCTTGTCAACGTTCACTTCGTAACCTAAGAGTCCGAGAAGGCGGACAACCGCATCATGCGCCTCACGGCGCACAATAAGGTCATCGCCGAAGACCCCGAAGTTCTTACTGCGTCCTTCCCAGAGGTTTAACCCTCTGAGTCGGTAGGCGGCTCGTACAACCGCGGCGAAGATGGCCGTTTCAAGGGAAAACGTAAACGCATTCCCCATCATACTAACCATACCCAACTCGATCTGACGGTTTTGGTATTCCGTCACAGACGTCCGGGTCATTAAAATCCACTTGAGGAGTGGATTCGGCAGACAACCTTTCGCCAGAGTCAGGGATGTGCAATCAGAAGCACTCGACAAATCGATAGTGGTGAAGCTACCGTCGATCGAACACCTCCTAGCCAGCTCACGATTTCGGTCAGGCTCAAGGGAGAGGTCAATCCCCCATTCACTTAACCTACTAATGATGAAGCTGTCGACCCCTTTCTGAAGGGTCATGTTGACAGCCGGCTGGGTACTGCACGTCCTCGCGATGTGCGTGTATTTTGGAACGAAAAACAACCTACAACCTGCAACGGACTTAAAACCCCACGTGTCTGAGCGCTGCTTTTCGGCAAGCGCCCACGTAGGGCTCCGTGATACCGCTGTGCGGTAGAGCGAAATCAACCAGTCTGAGGTCGCGGTTAATGTCGATTCGAATACCTTCTTGTGGAAGTTCTCCGAGTCAGCACCAACGACTGCGCCTGGGCCGAAGCCCAAGCCGTCTGCGATAGCTGAGAAGTCACAC